TCCATCATCTTGAAGAAGATGTTTGCTTTTCATAGTTTGTGATCTACCAGCTGCAACAAGTTTCTCTTGTTCTTCAACTGTGCGGACACCATAAGTTACGCCAAAGTCTACTTTGGTAAGTTTGATAGCACGTTCAACTACAGCTACTAACTGTGGATGTACACCATCTAGTTTATTTCTTGATCTGTTTGATAAATTAAAAGCCATTATTCTATTCCCATTCCTAGTTTTGTTTTTTGGATTAAATAGTTTCTTACGAAACCAGAACGAACTATATCGCCAATATCAAATTCAACACAATTAAATTCTTTCATCTCATGTAGAATTTGTAAAAAATCCATCATGCCATTTTTTTCAGAAGTTTTAGTTAAATCTGATTGACTAAAATCACCACAAAAAACAATTTTAGAATCTTGTCCTACTCTTGTAATGATTGTATCTAATTCGTGAAAGCTTAAGTTTTGACATTCATCAACAATGATAATAGAGTTATCAAAAGTTAAACCTCTTAGAAAGGATGTTGATAAAAAGTAAAAGCTACCTTGTGCTTTTAACCTGTCATACAACATACTAAATGCTTGCTCGTTTGGTTGTTCAAACATGAACTGCATCATATTTGAATATGGTACTTGATAAAGTGCAGCTTTATCTTCCTCATCGCCAGGCAGAAAACCTATCTCTCTTGTTGGAATGAGGGAACGAACAACAACAACTTTATCTTGTGGTGTTTCATTTTTTAAAACATCTTGGAGTGCAAGATATAGTGATATAAAAGTTTTACCTGTTCCAGCACAACCAAATAAAAATTGATTTTTTCCACTTTTCCAAGATTCAAAAACAGCTGTTTGATTGTCTGTTGCTGGTTTTATTTTTGTTAGATTTGAAAAAGTTATTTCTTTTTTCTTAGACATATTCACCTTCCTAATATAAAGTGAAGTGGGTAGAACCAATTTTATCTACCCACTTCTGTATAAAACCTTTAAAAGCGGGACGTAAAATACTCCCCAATATTCTAAATTGTGTTTCATACATCTTTATTTATAATTACTTTACCAACTGCCCTGGCCTATATTCTTTTGCAATATTGTTCATATTATGAGATTTACCAATACTAGTCCGTTTCTTTACAGTGTTAAAAGTTTTCTTATCTTTATTTGTTCTATTTGTACCAAACTTTTCAGCCATAGGTGAATTTGGATGAGCCTCAGATATACGTTGCATATTCTCTGTAAAACCATTATCAACCTTATGTGTCTTTCCTTCAATACCAGAAATAATCTTTGGAGTAGTTAACTCTTTTTTAAATTTAGGGTTTTCTTCTAAAAATGTTTCTAATTCATTCCAACTACAAAACTTTTCAAATGTTTCTCCCTTTTCAGTATCAGTAATTACATATGTAGGCATTATTTATTTTCCAAACTTTCTTTTAAAAAATTATTTTCTTCAGACAATTCTTTTACTCTATTTAAAAGTTTATAAAAATCTTCTGTAAGATTCTTCATATCGTCTTTTAACACTTCAACTTTATTTGTTAATGCTATGATTTCTCTACGATACAACTCATTACCAGTTGTATCTAAATTAATTCCTTCATCCACCTTTACTTTCATTTTTTTATTCTCTTCTCTAGTTCGTCTTAGCATATAGTCATAATAACCTTCACGCTGCTCTGACATACCAGTATGGCTCCTCTCGTTTACCCCATTTTGCAAGGTGTTGTTTATATTCTATATAGTAGTTGCGATATGCAGTCAAAGAACATTTATCTTTTACATCATCTGGCATAGCTGGTGTTGGTTCTGTCCAAGTACCATCTGGTATATTCATAGGAGGCATATAAAGTGCATCTTCTAATTTTCTAAAACTCTCATGTGATTTGTCATGGCCATAACGATACATAAATTCTTTGTTTAATTCTTTCCATAATTCGTATAACCAGAAGTAGTTTCCTCTTGATTGACGAACCCAAATACCACTAGGATGATTTACATGAGATGCTTTGTAAAGCACATTCTCAAGATTAGAGCTTAGTTTCCATCTTTTAATTTTTCTACTATTTTTTGTAAGTCCATAATATTCTTTACCATCCAATACGCGATGTGCAGTAGACATAAGTTGAGCATACTCAATAATCATTTTACTACAATGACTATTGTTGTGCCACTGTGCACAAATTTCTGGATTAGGATTAAGATAGAATATATTCATGGTATCATTTCTTTTCTTTTAATATTTTTTTACTTCATTCATTAACCATATAATAACACATTTTTCATTGTCTGTCAAGTTTTTTTTAATTCTATTTTGTACCTTTCATTCTATAAAATATGTGTGATCCAATTCTGGTAATTCTATCTAATGTAGGAGCCCAGTAAGGTTTAACATACGAAGCATGATAGTGTGTTGACCCTTCTGTGATACCTCTATACACACCAAAGATATACATATCTCTTGCATATTTTCTAGAACGATTCCAAGAAGTAATATCTTTTGGTGTGTCAGCTTTTCCATCGCAAAACCAACTAAACTGACAAGTACGTTTACCTTTTTTATATCCTTGATGAACTACATCACAAATATTGTTTGGATATTTTGTAGATTCTACTCTATTCAACACAACATCAGAAACTGCCATAGCATCTGCAAGTGACACAGCTCTTGTTTCAAAATAAATATTTAAAGCTAGACACTCTATTTCTGTATCATAACTTTGGGTGGATTGGGTAGCAGAGACTTGTGGTGTAAAAAACATGCTACTTATTGTTAATGCTACGATTGTTTTTTTCATTTTTTTACCTGCACTCTTTATATTCTTCTAGGAGAATTTCTTGTAATTTATATGCCTCTTTTTCATATGGTAAATCATAATAATTTTCACCATCGTGATTATCATTAATACCTAATTCATTTCGGGCATATTGTTTAACATGAACCATTTCGTGACAAACTGTAGTTATCAATTCATCATCATCTAGTTTCTTATCAACCTCAAGTTCAAATGTTCGATTATCATCTTGCATCATGCAATATCCAACTGCTTGATCTTTGAGATTATTTATTTGTATTTCTATCTCTAGAGTTTTCATTCTAGGCATAAGTCTATCGACACAGAAATAAGCAACGTCAGTGATTAACTCACGTTGTTTTTTATTTCCACCTATAGTGTCAATAAAGTTCATTTATTATACCAATTCTAAAGCTTGGGCCCAAAGGATGTGTGCCCCGCCGTTAGTTGCAAATCCTTCTTCAGATGCAAAGTCCATTGAGGAACTTCCCATCACTGTTGATGAAATTCCTTTTGTGTTTAAAACGTAAGCTACAGACTCAGCGGTATCACCCCAACCGACAAGACCGCTATCTGAATACATTTGAATCCCACCATTGTGAGCACTTATAAAATCTACTTGGTTTGACATTTGTAATACCTTTCTCTCTTGATTACATATATAATATAACAGAAAAGGGGGGTCATGTCAACCCCCCTTTTTTTCTCAACAATTTCAGTCACTTAGGACTGTCACCTTATCATCATAAATACTTGTTGAGATTAGGTGATTCGGTCAGCATATGATGATTTGAGAGAGAGAGGCGCTGACCAAATCAAACTCTATATATTTGATACTTGGTGAATCAAATACCACCAAGTGTATTCTTTTGAATTTTCAACACCAAAAATCCATAATGTATCTATCCATCCAAAAGAAAAAATAATTAATATAATGTATCCAAGATACTCACCAATATTGTTCATTGTTTTTATCATAGATATAAAGGCCCCGTCCATTGAATATTAAATCCACCACTAAGAACATTACCCCTAGCTTTATTTCGAGCAGGAGCATTGTATCCAGCACACTTTAGGACATCTCCTTTTTGAAATTTTTTATCATCTTCTGTATTGACAATAAACCCCCAAGCAGAATTTCGGTTTACAATCTTAATATATTTTTGACCCTCTTTTACTACCCAACCTTCAGCAAATTCTTCTTGCATATTTTCATTTGAACAAAATTCATTGTAGTCGTGAGTAGCTGCGGCAAGCATATTCTGAATACCGTCATTAACATTTTCAAACTGTTTATTAACTCTAACTGTCATAATCTAACCTCTCTCTTGATTATGTATATACTATAACATGATTCGTTATTAATGTCAAGGCTTAAATTACATAAGTTCGTTAGTAAAGGGATTAACATAAATTCCAATACTATTACTCTCTAGATAATTGTCTTGTATTTCATTCATTAAAGTATGATGGTTACCACCATCATTCCATTGAATACGAACCTCATTTCCAGTGTCACAATTCCATTCAACACTGGCTACAAAACCATGACTTTCAGAGTGCATAGCTCCCCAAACTCCAATAACTTGTGTTCCACGTTCTACCATTACAATTCTCTCTCTATTAACTATACTTATAAGCTAACATGATTCGTTGAGAATGTCAAGACTTATTTTGCAAATCTTTCAAAAGTTTTTTGAGTGCTTCATCTGGCCACTTTACTGGGTCTTTTCTTTCGACCTTTTTTATCAGTGGTTTTTTTCTTTTAGGAAGTAACTGTGATGGCCAATAGATTGGTGGTAAGTTCATACTACCTGTCAACTCCAGACGCTAGGCCAGGTTCAGCTGGATATACATCTGGTGGTGGTACTTTAAAATCTTCATCCCAACCAAATGCTTCTCTTACTACATTAGAGGATAAACCTTTATATACTTGATGTAGTTTTTTATCTTTAGCATTACATAGAAGTTTAGCTTCACTCTCATGTAGGCCTTCTAACATCTGAAAGAACATAACTTCTTTTCTATGTTGTTTAGTTTCTCTATCTGCACCCTCAATAAAATGCCATAGTTTTTTTGCTTCCATAGCTAGAACTGAATGATTTGTTCCAGCTGGAGCATCATTGGGTGTATAAGGAACAGGGCCTTCTGGAAACACCCATTTAATATTAGGATCAAATCCAGCTTTGAGTACCATGCGTAATGCATCAGTATTATTTTCTCTAAGGATTTTTACCTTTTGATCTTTAGTTTTTGCCTTATGTACTTTGTCAAGTATTTCTGTAAAAAGCATAGTATATGTTTGTTCTGCCATTTTAAAATTCTCCAATTGTTTCAGTAAGATTTTTCAATCTTGATTTTATAAAATAATTTAGTAGTTTGCTTCGGTCACCGAATGGAGCTCCGTGAAATTCTGTTAAAATTTCATTCTCAAGTTCATTTGGAATTTTACTTAAATCAATGAGTTTTTGATTTCTTTGATAGTTTCTTTTGACTTCATCATGCAAAGTATTAGTATCCATATCCAACCAAGTTTCAATCTTTTTCTTTCCTAAAGGTCTTTGTCTTAACCCATCTGTGAATGTGTTGTCTGGTGATAATACATTAGGTATTCCATCACTAGTGTCGCCTTTAAGTATATGTTCTTTTATATATGTGTCTGGATTATGTCCATCTACATACTTTTTAAGAATTGGTGAATACTGTTTTACATTTACATACTTTTGTAATTGAATAAAATCTTTATCACCAGATACTATTAAAATATTTTCATTTTTGGTACGATCTTTTTCTGTCTGAGAATGCTTACATAGTGTTGCTATAATATCATCAGCCTCTGCACCATACACTTCTAGAAATTTGTATGGAAGGTTATCTTTAATCTCCGCCTTAATCTTGTTTAGAATTTCAAAGATGGCATTCCAATCTTTACTGTCAGCATCTCTGTTCTTTTTACGATTTGATTTGTATTGTGGGAAGAAGTCTCTTCTCCAATAATGTTTAGAATCGTAAGTAAGAATTACCTCACCATACTCGTCATTAAACATTGTTCTATACATACGAACCGAATTAAGTATCATATGTCTTACCATACTTTCATCAGGTTCTTTTACTTTTGTCATATTTAAATGCATCATTAGACTTGCTAATGAGATTTGATTCATATCAATTATAATCATGCTGGATCATCTTCCTCAAACATTCTGTCAACTATTTTTTTAACTATATCATGGTCAAACTTTGAATATGTTGTTAGTGGATTTTCTGTTTCTACTTTCATTACAGTTGACACAAGATCAGACATTGGGTGTTGATATCCCATTATCCTAAACATTACAGATTTAATTAGTTCATTTAAAAATCCAATTTCAGAAAGAAACTCTTCTTCTTTTATATCCACACCATTTTCAGCAAGATTGTGTATAGTAGGTATCATAATGCTTTCTGCAACTTCATCAATGAAATTCATATCCTCAGTCATTCTATCAGTTTCTTGAGGTGTAACAATTCGAGCCCGAGTCCACGGGCCCCTAATTACATTACTGTTGTCGCTGATGGATGTATCGTCTTCCACTTTATCCTCTTTTCTGCATACTCTCCATAGTAATCATCAACCCAATCACCATGTTTTAAGTAATGTTGCATATGTCTGACATAGGCCACACAATTAGCATACTTTGAATGTGAACCTTTTACATCTCTGCGAACTTCTGCCTTGTAAGATGATGCTAAAGATTTCTGTGTTTTAATCCATTCTTTTACTTTTTTAGCAGATAGGAAATGATCATCACCCTTGTTAAGAACAGAACTACAAATAGATTCGTTTTTAGCTGGTGTGCGCGCAGCTCGAGCTTTTACAAGACGTTCCGTTGCTGCCTGACGTTGTTCTTCAGTCATAGGTTTACGTTTTTTACGAACCTTTGGTGCAACCCAACCATTATTAACAGTATTAGCTACAATTCTTTTTTTAGCCATTCAACTCTCCATTTAACTTTTCAATTTTTTTCAACCATCTACGTCTACCTGCAGCTTTAGCAAGTCTTTTCTTTTCACCTTTAGTTTTAAAATGAGCTTTTTCACGAACCTCGTTGAATATACCTTCGGTTTGCATACGTTTCTTTAAAACTCGTAATGCACCGTTAATATCATTATTACGGACTTCTACTGTCATTCCAGACTTTTCTTCTTTAAATTTCTTCACTCGTTTTAAATCCTTCTAAAAATCCTATGATTAAATCTATTATATCAGATGTTACAATATAGTTACCTATCGAACTAAGAACACCATAATGACATATTAAAAATCCTAATGTAATCCATAATAAAATTTTAATCATCTAATCTAATTAATTCCTCTTCACCATTTTCATCAATTCTGGTTTTTACATAACCACCATCTTTTAAGGCATCAATAATTGTACTGATAACTTTTTCTGATGGAACTTGACGCATACCCCAAATATAGGTAGCAATACAAGCAGTGCTTGTAATTAAAAATGCGATGGTAGTACTAATCATATTTAACTCCAAAGTTTATATTCGATCCACAATTCCTCATAACCATATTCCTTAACATGCTCCAAGTCATCAGAACCTTGTAGTAAGTGTTCGTGAGGTTTCATCATTGCTTCCCACTCTTTGGCAGTTTTACACTGACCAATAGTTTCGTGACATTTAGTCCAAAACTGTTCTACACAATCTAAAACATAACTTGACATTCCCATATTCCACTCCATAATTCTTTCCATCATTATTACACTACTATGCTAACATAATTCTTTGCAAATGTCAAGTGCCTTTATGCAAATTAATAAAATAATTTGCATCGACAACCACTAATGGTTTTTGATTATTACGTTTTATAAAGACAACAGGTTCATAATCACCAGAGTTAGATTCTGCTTGTTCATATGACTTCCAGACGTTTAGTGTCTCTTGATTCTTACATTCTATAGAATATGGAAACTTTTCTCTAGCAGCACGGGCCATAATAAGGTCTTCTCCACCAGCACCCATACTTCTAGATTCTACATCTTCTGGATGTACGTCTAAACATTCTATTAGCTGATCACGAACCCACTGTTGAAATCTTCGACCTTTAGCTTTAGCACTTTGTGTTTTCACATTATCCTCATTAGAAAGAGTGGGCCTCTACAGGATTATCAGCCCATTCTTGTGACTGACAATCACAGCTTTCACAACTACAGTTTTCTTCGTTACAGTTTCCTTCACAATGACATTCGTGGCCACACTCTTGACATTCATTCATCGTACTCTTCTCCGTAATCTTCGAGCTCATCTTCAAGCTCTCCTGTTAATTCATCACCACAGAAGGGGCAATAGCTTACTTTATATAGTCGATTCTCCATTGTGTGTTTTATAGCAAACTCAGCATCACACGATTCACATACAACTAACTTCATTAAACTATTTCACAAGCACCAGCTACACAAGCTAACTCTTGTGCACCAACTGTCATATCTTGACTTTCATATTCAGAAAGTTTTGACCAATCTATTTGTTTTGGCATTTGTTTTAGTAGAAATTCATAACCTGCTTTATCTGTATCTTGATATGGTGCTTGTTGGTATGTATGTTCACTAAATGGTAAGAATGATACTCCACTCATCCAATCAAAGTTTTTATATACCCATGAACCAACTTCCATCCATTCATCTTCTTTTACAGAAATTGTAACAGAGGGTTTATGCTCACACCAATGTTTCTGATAGGTTAACCACAACTCTAATTGTTCTATAGCATCCATATCTGTTCTAAATACTGCAGTTTTGTCTACTTTCATAGGGAAAGAAAATACTGCAGTGTTAGCAGGATTCATAACATCATCTTCTACAGGAAATCCCATGTCTGTCATCATCATTGTCAATGGGTCTTTTTTATCTCCACGAACTGTACGAATGTAAAAAGGATTGTGTCTTGCATGAATACCAGATGCAGCATCAACTAGCTGACTAACTGTACCAGATGGCTTAACACAAGTTATAGCAACAGATTGATTAATACCTAATTTTTTAGACCATGTTTTATTTGTTTCAACTGCACGAGATTTTAGTTCCTCTAATAATTCTTCAACACCTTTTGTTTTACCATTTGTAAGTGAATTATCCATGATACCTGTTAAAGAAACACCAAGAAGTCTTTCCTCTGAACAATTCTTTTTCCATGCTGCTGATACATATTTAAAGTTTGTAAGAGTAGATTGAAAAGTTCCAAGAATCGTTGCAAGACGTACTTTGTCTAAAAGAGACTCCTTTGTGTCTTCTGGTCTTACTACAACTTCGCTCAAATTACAAAATTCTCTATCTCGCAAAATTATCTCGCTGCATGGATTTGTACCAAACTCATGTCCTTCAGTAACCCTACGACCACTTACTTCTGCCATACGATTAGCACTTGCACGATTAAATATGCCTCTTTCACCAGACTTAGAATCATAAAGAGCTTTCCACTCATCCATAAAAATACCAATATCTGGTTTTTCTGTATATGCTGCAGAATTGTTTGCCAAAGCTCGTTGTGGATTATCATTCCACCACTGACCAGCTTTTGCGTGTCTCATACGATCATCAGATAAATTTGAAAGACTAATAAGAGCTGACCTACGAACCCCGCCGACTACAACAATTTCTGCAATTTTACAAACAATATCGTGACACTCCAGTGATGTTAATTTTCTACCTGCTGCACCACTAAGTATACTAGTTGTAAAATTAAAAAGATTTTCAAGTGGAGCTGGGCCTGATGCACGACCACCAAAAGTTTTAAGTGGTGCACCTGCAGGACGTATCTTAGATAAATCCCATCTTGGAATTTGACCTATGTATAACATACCCATCAGTTCTTTAAATGCCTTTGCCCAACCCATCTTACTATCTGCAACAGTTATCACTGTATCACTAGGATGAAACTCTTCAGCAACTCTAGGAAGTTCTGATACGAATTGTCTTTCTACAGAAAAACCAACTCCAGTACCATTCATAAGAATATATAGAATTTCATCAAAAGCTTGGATACGACTTACCGCTACATATGAACAGTTGTATCCAGCGATGTTTTCACGCTTAAGTGCCTCCCCAGCAGTCATTAAACACCTCATGGACGGCATAACGCGTTGACCTAGTACTGCAACCTCAAGTTCATTTCTAATTTTATCACTTATATCAAATTCACACATTTCTTTAACGTGTTCTGTAAAAAAATCAAAATATCTTGTTACAGTTTCATTCCAAGTTTCTCTACGACCTTTTTCTGGTAACCAGCGTGAGTATCTTGATAAGTGGATAAATTCTTGATATGGGGTTGGTAGGTAATTACTAGGCATTTATTCTTCTCCATGCTGTTAATCTTATCTTAGCCATATTGCCCTGATAAGTATTTTTTTCTATTATTGTTTTTATTTCGTCTTTAGTTTTTCCAGCCAAAATCATATCATTAATATCTTTTTCTTCTAATTCATCTGGCCAGAGGACAACTCTATATCCTTCATTAACAGTCTTTTCAATCTGTTTGAGTATTTCTAAATTTCTCCTCTCATTATCGAAAATAATTGTAGTATTTTCTTTTGGTAACTTCATAAAATCTGCACCTGCAACAGCAATACAATTATCTAGAAATAAACTATCTATGGGCCCTTCAACCACATAGGTATGTTTATTACGGTTTAGTCTATTAAGACCGTATATTTTATCTTTTTCTGGATCAAGCTTGATGGTAATATATTTTGGTTGTTCATTTCCGAAAGCTCTCCCTTGAAAGGCAAACATTTTATTGTTCTCATCAAAGAATGGAATTATCAATCTAGGATGATCGCCCTTCAAAGAAGGGAATTTATTAGGTACAACCTTATTTACCCATGAATAGAACTTCGGGGCAAAAAACAATTCAAAGTGAGCCGTAGATGGAATCTTTCTATTTTCCACAAATTTCTTAACAGGATGATCATGTCTTAGTGATGATATCTTTTTAAGAGATTTGAGTGGAGATGGCCCTTTCATAAAGTTTGGTTGTTGAAATTTACCAATGTCAGGAACATTAGTATCATTCTTTTTGTATCTTTCAAATATATAGTCATCATAAATTTTAGTGTCAACGTGCTTTAAGAAGTTTTGAAAACTAGCACCTTTACCACAGTTATGACATTTATATATAAGATTCGCTTCTTTACGAAAGACGAATCCTCTAGCTTTTGTACGATTTTTTTGAGAATCTCCGCAATAAGGACAACGAAAATTAAAAAGAAAATCACCTTTCTTTTTGAACTGTTGTAATTGTGCGGATGCGATTAGTAAGTATTTTTGTTCGATATACATTCAATCAGTATATACTAAATTTAAAGTAATGTCAACCTAAAACTATCATTTTTTGCGCAATAAATCCAATAACAATAGAACCACCAATAATCAACCATCTCCACTTTTCTAAAACTCCTACCCTATTGTTTAGGTCTGATCTTAAACTTTGAACATGGGCTTCTGTCTCTCTATGATTTTTTGCCATCTGTTCTGCAAGTTCTTTTGAGTTTGTAGTAATACGAGAATGTAGTTCTTTTACATCAGCTCTAAATTCTATATCTGCTCTTATTGCTGCTTCTTCCTGTTGAGAAATTTTTTCTTCATGTACTGCCAACATACGATTTACAGAAGTAGAAACTTCAGTGATTCTTTCAATAGCAGTATCCAGACGATTAAAAATAAATTTAATGTCCTTTACTTCTTTTTTCAATAAAGCTACTTCTGTTTTTATATCTTCCATGTAGGTATTTATGTGAACTGAACATCCAACCATTTTCTGTCTTGTCTTGGATTTCTAGTTTTTAACCACTTATCCCTACTTCTCATAGGAAAACTAACAGATATTCTAGGAGTTAAGTTTCTAGGTTCGTGAAGAACCTCTTTTGGTATAAAAATGGCATCTCCAGGCTCTAATACCTCATCAATATAAACACCATAGTCTTCTATATTTTTTACATTAGGAGAAACTTTAGTTGTATCAACTTGATCCTTACAACATCTCCAGTGTGTCCTACCCACTGCTTGAACTATAAGATTTGTTGCAGTATCATAGTGTGCACCAAAAAAATTTTCTAATTCTTTTTTGACAGAAAAAAATATATGTGCATCACAATTTTCTCCAGACATTTCTTCAAGTTCTAGAGCTAAATCATTTATTTGTTTATTAACTCTAGAACTATCAGGCCAATAACAAACACAACTGTTTATAACTTCTTCTACCAAACTAGGTGGTATCGTTGTAGTATCTTTTACCCAAGGCTCTCTTCTATCTTGTTCTGATAGATTTTTCCATTTTGTTAACTTTCTAACTTCCTTAGTTGGTGTAAGTCTTTGTATAGTTTGAAA